ACATTTATGATCCTGGCTTGTCTGGGTAACTACACATCAAGAACCGGTGTGTGTTGGCCTAATCAGATTACTATTGCTAGAAACTTACACATCACACAATCAACTGTGTCCAAGCACATACAGAAACTAATCCAATGGGGTTACTTGCGATATGCAAAGAAACATCCTGGACTAAAAGGTAATAAATACTTTATGGTGTTTGATCCTAGTGTTAAGGAAGAGGATGCTAAAGCTATAGCTACAGTAAATGATAGATCTTATGAAGAGAAGGTAGATGTTCCGAAAGGCCCCCTTATGAATAAAAACAGTAATAGTAAATATTCCCCTAGAGTGAATAATAAGAAAGACACTAATAAGGTAAATATTCCTTCTAGTGAATATGTAGATATTCCTTCAGAGCGACTACATAACACTCCAACTAACAATATATCTATTCTTAATAACAGTAGATTGATAATGAATAGTTATGTTAAATTCTGTAGAGAAATATTCGGACAGCATAAAGTTTACGATATTAAGCAAGAAGATTTGGTAAAGAGTTGGCTGCATAAAGGATTGCATCCGGATACAGCCATTGCCAAGATCAAGACTACGATACAATGGAGGAAGGATAATCGATATGATTGTCCTGGATCTATCTATTTCTTTAAGCCTATATTCTTTAAGGAACATAAGGATAATAATACATTGGATATACAGAAGATGATTAAGAGAATAGCTAACAAGAAGAGGATGCCCTGGAAATAATAGATTTTACAAATCGTAAAGGTTCGTATATGTTTTGTATTGTAAGAAGATTGAGAAATACAGGGGCAGAAAACCTGGCTTTTTATTTCATAAAAAGTTGGACACCCCTTTGCCCCCTGGGTGCGTATATCTATAGGGGGGTATCACACAATTTTTTTACAAATAAAACATGAAACAAACAAGTGAGGAAATATATGTCTAAACCAATATCCAGCAACAGAGGATTTAAGTTTTACAAAGGTGCATCTATTCCAGAAGGATTAGAAGTTATCATCGAAACTTGGCCTGGTGCTGATTACAATAAGGATACAGGAAAGTACATTCCGGTTCCAGGAAGAGTAGATACAAAGATCTACAAGAAGGATGAAACAAAAGAATATAAAAAAGGTGATCCTATTTTATTCTTTAGTACATTCGAGAATAAGGATGAGGAACCTCCTGTTAATTTAGCAGCCGAACAAGCTGATAAGGAAGAAATGGATGACACAATCCCCTACTAAAAAGAGGATTATAAAACCCCCTCTGGATCGGTTCGGTGGTGTCCGAGTGGTTCAGAGGAGGATTAGAAAGTCCGAAGTCATTGAGCATAACAAAGATAATGTTGCTCAAGAATTAATTGATATAGCTACTGCAAATATTGATGAGATAATGAATTGGGATGATGAGGGTAATGTTACTATTAAGGATCCTAAAAATATTTCAAAGTCAGCAATCAAAGCTATAAAAAAAATTAAAGTAACACCGACAAAGATGGGGCCACAGTTAGAAGTAGAGCTGCATGATAAAGTTGGAGTATTAAGAGTGTTAGCTAAAGCATCTGGTTTATTAGAGCAAGAGCAAGATGTAGATAGACCAAGTGTTGTACAGATAAACATGAGTGGGCCGGAAGAACCTAAAATAGTGGAGGCAGAAAATGTTGAGGTTAATGAACCACAAGGAAGTGGAGAAGATCCAGGTGGCGATGCTCAAGAACAAGTTGAGTGATCGTGAGTGTGCGAAAAAGTGTGGCAAGAATATAAAAGATTATAGGGATATAGTTTTTAAAAGAAAAAAAGAAGATGACAGTAGAATTAAATCAATAGTAAAGGCAATCACAAATGACTAAAAAGTTAAGGATATTATCATTAGGAGCTGGGGTACAGAGTTCTACTCTAGCATTAATGATAGAAAAAGGACAAGTACCAATGGTAGATGCTGCTGTATTTAGCGATACATTTGGTGAACCTAAAGCTGTGTATGAATGGCTTGAATGGTTAAAAAAAAAATTATCTTTTCCTGTTTATATGGTTTCAAAAGGAAATTTAAAACAAGATATGCTTGATGCTGTTAATGGAGTTGCTAGATATAATAAATGGATTGATATTCCTGTTTTTACAATAAACTCTAAAACAGGAAAAAAAGGATTGTTGCGTAGGCAATGTACCAGCCAATATAAAATATTGCCGGTAAATAAAAAGATTAGAGATTTGCTTAATGTTGGTTATCGTAAAAGAGTACCTAAAGATACTGTTGTTGAAGTTTTAATGGGTATTTCTTACGATGAAATAATTAGAATGAAAGATAATAGGATAAAATATATTACTAATGTTTATCCATTAATAGATAAAAAATTTAAAAGACAAGATTGTATTAATTGGATGAAAGAAAATAATTACCCTACTCCACCAAGATCTGCCTGTACCTTTTGCCCATATCATACAAATACTGAATGGCGAAGAATTAAAGAAAATAAAGAAGAATGGGAAGATGTTGTAGCTTTAGATAAGGCTATTAGAAATGGTACTAAAAATGGTGATGAGATTTTTTTACACAAAGATTGTGTTCCATTAGATAAAGTAGATTTAAGAACCAATGCTGAAAAAGGACAACCAGATTTACCTTGGGAAGATTTTGGACAACTTGATAATTGTGAAGGATATTGTGGTGTTTAATTTAGATCAAGATAAAATAAACCAAATAAAAACTAAAATAATTAATTCAGAAAAATTTGATTTTAATGAAGAAGAAAAAGATCTTATATATAAAATGGCTGGATTTGATTTATTAAATAATTCAGAATTAAAAGCTGTAATATTATTAATGTTAGGAAAAGAATGAGTAACGCAATAGCAAATCTAAATCTAGACTTTAGTACATCACCTACAGTTTGGAAATTTTTAAATGATAAAAGTTTTGTAAGAGGATTAATGGGGCCGGTAGGTTCTGGTAAGTCTTATGCTTGTGCAGCAGAGATTATGATCAAAGCTGTTAATCAAGTACAAAGTCCTCGTGATGGGATCAAGTATTCTAGGTTCGTAGTAGTTCGTAATTCTTATCCGGAGTTGAGGACAACTACTATTAAAACATGGCAAGAGTTATTTCCAGAGAACATTTGGGGTGCATTTAGATGGTCACCTCCATTAACACATCACATTAAATTACCGGCAAGAGATAATGCTCCAGGTATAGATTGTGAAGTTATCTTCCTGGCCCTTGATCAACCTAAAGATGTTAGAAAGTTATTATCAATGGAATTGACAGGAGCTTGGGTTAATGAGGCTAGAGAGCTGCCTAAAGCTGTTATAGATGGATTAACACACAGAGTTGGAAGGTATCCTACTAAAGCTGATGGTGGATCTACTAATAGATTTATTATTATGGATACTAACCCAATGGATGATGATCATTGGTGGTACAGACTTGCAGAGAAAGAAAAGATGAAAGGTAAGTTTGCTTGGAAATTTTTTAAGCAGCCAGGAGCTGTTGAAGAAGTTATCCAGGATGAGCTGCCAGAAAATCCAGAGGCTAATGGTTTTGTTTATTCTGCAAACAAATGGTGGATGCAAAACCCTACAGCAGAAAATCAAAAAAATTTAACAGCCGGATATTACGAGCAGACTTTACTCGGCAAAAATATTGATTGGATTAGATGTTATGCCCAGGGAAAGTACACTTATGTGCAAGAAGGTAAGCCTGTTATGTCCGAATACGATGACACATTAATGACAGAGGAATTCCTGGAACCAGATATTCAATACCCTGTCCAGGTAGGTGTTGACTTTGGTTTAACTCCAGCTGCTATCTTTGGTCAGAAGTTACCTAATGGACAATGGCGAATACTTCATGAGCTTGTAACATTTGATATGGGCCTGGAAAGATTTGGTTATATGTTGAAAGGTGAATTAGAAACAAGATTTCCAAAGTACGATGTATTAGTTTGGGGTGATCCAGCTGGACAGAAGAGAGATGAGATCTTTGAAGTTACAGCATTTGATCATTTAAGAACAATAGGATTAGTTGCTAGGCCCACAGCTACGAATGATTTTAGAGTTCGTAGAGAGGCTGGTGCAGCTCCAATGAATAGGTTAATCCAAGGTAAGCCTGGATTGTTAGTTGATAAAAGATGTAAGCGATTAAGAAAAGCATTATCTGGTGGCTATCATTTTAAAAGAGTTCAGATCTCTGGTGGTGAGAGATTTAAAGATCAACCAAATAAGAATGAGCATTCCCATGTCGGTGATGCTTTTATGTATTTATTATTAGGTGGTGGTGAACATAAAAGATTAACAAGAGGTGGTAATAAAAACTTTACAGCATCAGTAGCTAGTGCAGATTTTGATATATTTGCATGATAAAAAAATATTTAATTAAAGTTTGGGAAAAGGGTGATGTTAAACTTCTAGAAGAAAAAATTGTAGAAGTTGAAGATGATAAATGGAAAGGCATTGTATTACATCAACCAGGAACCAGAGCAACAGCAGAAGAAATAAATGAACCTACAGAAACTAGAACAGATATTCAAGATCCAAGGAACAAAGATTAGTGTAGTTCCTTTTAGATCTTATCTATTAAAGATTATGGATCTAAATGAATTTGATAAATTAAATTTATCTCAACCTAATTACCTGGAGTATATGGATCATGCATCGGAACAAGGTTATGGTTACTGTGTTATTGATGATGGTAAACCCATGCTTTGCTTTGGTGTAGTTCCTTATTGGCCAGGAGTTGCAGAGTTATGGCTGATACCTGATAAAAAAAAAATTTCAGAACATAAAATAAAATTTCATAAAGGTGCTTTACAGTTTATGAAGTTAGCAGCTGCTGATCTAAAATTAAAAAGATTACAAGTAACTGTCAGTTCTTTAAATGTTTCTGCTCTCAAATGGATAAAAAGCATATATTTTGTAAATGAAGGAATTTTAAAACACTATGGTGTGGATGGTTCCGACTATAATATGTTTGCGAGGTACTTTTAAAACTATGGGATCATTATTCAAAATGCCAAAATATGAACCACCTAAACAAGTGGAAACATCTAATAAGTTGTTAGATGAAAGAGAGGCAAGGGCTGATGCTAATGAGGCTAGAGAAAAAAGAAAAATAGCTGCAAGATCTAGATCTCGTAGAACAAATGCTAAATTGTTATTTGCAGATGACAGAAACAATCCAGCATTAGGAGTTACGAATAACATGACACCGGTCAAATCATTAACTCGTAATCCTATGGATACAGATAAGAGGTACACATAATGGGAGGATCACCAGCAAGAATAATTAAAAAAGCTATAACTAAACCTTTTAGAAGTAGCAGTACATCGTCACCAACTTCTGCTATTGAAGAAAGAAGAACAGAAGTAAAAAAAACAACTGAACCAGAAGGTAAAAAATTAGTTAGAAGAAAAGTAAGTAGAAAAAGAAAATCAAATAGAGGATCTTCATTGATTACTTCTAACTCTAATCTAGGTGATACAAACATGGTAAGGAACCCTAGAGATACAGGAAAGAAAACTTTAGGAGCTTAATATGGATAGAGAGATACCAGAGTACAATCGTAATCCTAGATTTATTAAATTAAAAAAAACTTGTAGCTGCAAAGAGAATTGCAAATGTCAAGCAGAACAAAAAAGAGAGGAAGAATAATGCCAGGCTATCATAAAACTAAATCTGGTAAAATGGCAAAGAAGGGCCTTTACTATAATATTAACCAAAAAAAAAAATCTGGCACATCGAAATCAAAATCTAAATCAACAATAAGTGATGAGGCTTATGCAAATATGAAAGCTGGTTTTCCAAGAAAAAAAAGAAAGAAAGGATTAGTATAATGCCTAATGTAGCTGGTAAGAAATATCCTTATACAAAAGCTGGAAAGAAAGCAGCCAAACAAGCAAAAAAGAAAATGAGTAGAAAAAACAGAAAGAAGGGATTGGTATATTAATATGATGATTTATGGAAGAACACCAAAGCATTGGATTAAAGAAGGATTGAATAATAAAAAAATAATTGGAAGTTATATTGTTGTTTTTATTTTAGGAGCAATAATATTTTAATGGGTTATTCAAAAGAACATAAAAATCCTAGTGGTGGTTTAAATGAAAGAGGCAGAGCTTTTTTTAAAAAAACAGAAGGATCAAATTTAAAAGCTCCTGTATCAAAAGGTAAAAACCCTAGAAGGATCTCGTTTGCAGCTAGGTTTGCTGGAATGAAAGGGCCATTAGAAAAAAATGGTAAACCTACTAGATTAAAACTTGCTTTAAAAAAATGGGGATTTGCAAACAAACAAGCAGCTGCTAGTTTTGCTGCTAACAATAAGGCATCAGCATGATGTATTTAAAACCAGAAGAAATTTTATCAAGACACAAAAAAGCATTTGCTGCAAAAGAAAATTGGAGATCTATTTATGAAGAGTGTTATCAGTATGCTTTACCTCAAAGAAATTTATATGATGGTTATTATGAAGGTAATGTTCCTGGACAAAGTAAAATGTCTAGAGTGTTTGATAGTACAGCAATTCATTCTGTTCAAAGATTTGCTAATAGAATTCAATCTGGTTTATTTCCTCCATATAAAAAATGGTGCAGATTAGAACCTGGTAATGATATACCAGATGAAAGAAAAGGTGAAACGCAACAAGCTCTTGATTTATATTTAGATAAATTATTTTCTGTATTAAGACAAAGTAATTTTGATTTAGCTATTGGTGAGTTTTTATTAGATCTATCAGTTGGTACAGCTGCAATGTTAATTCAGCCTGGCGATGATTTAAACCCTGTAACATTTACTCCTGTTCCTCAATATTTAATTGCTATTGAAGAAGGGCCTAATGGTACAGTAGATAATGTATATAGAAAATTAAAAGTTAGAGCTGATACTATTGCTAGACAATTTCCAGACGCACAAATAAACCCAAGACTACAACAAATGATAGATGACAAACCACAAGAAAAAATAGAATTGTGTGAGGCTGTTGTAGTAGATCCAGATAAAAAAGATTATTGTTATCATGTTATTCATGAGAAATCTCAATCAGAATTAGTTTACAGAAGAATGAAACAATCACCATGGATAGTAAGTAGATATATGAAAGTGCCTGGTGAAGTAATGGGAAGAGGCCCCCTAACTACAGCAATTCCAGATATTAAAACATTAAACAAAACTTTAGAATTATTATTAAAGAATGCGTCATTAGCAATCTCTGGAATTTATACAGCAGCTGATGATGGAGTTTTAAATCCAAACAATATTAGAATTACTCCTGGTGCAATTATTCCTGTAGCTCGTAATGGTGGGCCACAAGGTGCATCGTTAGCTCCTTTGCCTAGAGCTGGTGATTTTAATGTATCTCAAATTGTTATTAATGATTTAAGAATGAATATTAAAAAAACATTATTAGATGATACTTTACCTCCGGATAATATGTCAGCTAGATCTGCAACAGAGATTGTAGAAAGAATGAAAGAGTTAGCTCAAAATATGGGAGCTGCATTCGGAAGATTAATTACAGAAACAATGGTTCCAATTATTCGTAGAACATTATTCATTATGGATGAAAAAGGTTTGATACAACTTCCTCTAAAGATAGATGGATTAGAAGTTAAAGTTGTACCAATATCACCTCTTGCTAAAGCTCAAAATTTAGAAGAAGTGAATGAGGTTATGCAGTTCTTTCAAATTGCAAACTCGTTAGGCCCTGGTGGGGTGGCTGAAATAAAACCGGATGCTATTGCTGCATTCGTTGGTGATAAACTTGGCATACCAGCTAGTTTAAGAAACAATGAAGAAGAAAAGCAACAGATCCAACAACAAGCTATGGCTATGCAGCAACAGATGATGATGCAGCAACAAACACCTGGGAATGAGCAACCTCAAGATCAAGCTCCTCCTCCAGAAGAACCAGCGATGGCTTTAGAGGCAGAGGCTAGATCTTAATGGCAGATATTAATACTCCAGGATGGGAAGGATTAAATACTCTAGATGTTCATCGTAAAGATGACCAATTAGAATTAGATAAGGCTTATGCAAGAACCTTTGATACTGATGAAGGTAAAAAGGTTTTAGAACATTTAAAACAAAAAACTTTAGATCAACCAACTTGGATACCAGGATCTGAAACATCTTTTGGCTTTGCTAGAGAAGGACAGAATTCTGTAATCCGAGATATATTAATGAGAATAGAAAGGGCAAAACAATCATGAGTGAAGAAAATCAAGAAGGTTTATTAGGTAATACTCCTACAGCAGAACCGGTAGAACCATCACCAGAGGAAACTACAATACCTCATAAGGAAGAAGAAAACGCAGAGGACAAAACTTATGAGAATGAAAAACAAGTAAAACTTGAGAAACCAGAATTTATAGAAGATAAATTTTGGGATGAAGAAAAAGGAGTTAAAACAGAAGATTTAAGTAAATCATATGCTGAATTACAAAAACAATTTTCTATGGGTAAACATAAAGCTCCTAAAGAATATGATATGTCAGCTTTAGAAGATATAGATGAAGATGATGAATTAGCATCTTACTTTAAAGATTGGGCAAAAGAAAACAAACCTACTCAAGCTGCGTTTGATAATCTCGTAAATAAATTTAAAGAATTATCTACAGCTCAAGCAGAAGAAGATAGTATTGATATTGAAGAAGAGAAAAAAATATTAGGGCCTAATGCAGATCAAATTATTAAAGGTATTACTACTTGGGGCCAGGGTTTAGTTGCTAAAGGCATTTGGTCAGAAAGTGACTTTGAAGAATTTAAAATCTTTGCAGCTACAGGCAATGGTATTAATGCTTTAAATAAAGTTCGTAAGTATTATGGTGAACAAACTATACCTACAGCTCCTGTTGATATTGAAGGTCAACCATCTAAAGATGAGCTTTATAGCCTAGTAAATGATCCTAAATACAAATCAGATCCAGCATTTAGAAGAAAAGTTGAAGAACAGTTTGCAAGAGCTTTCCCTGGTACTGCTACATCAACCGGTGAAATTTAATGAATAAATAATTTTTTAAACTATTTACTTTTATTATAAAATCGCTTATCTTTGCGAGTGAAGATAACGAATTTCATTTCGCCTTCTGGCTGGTGGGCAACAACACCATAAGATCAGCCGGACAAGTATTCCGACAACTGAAAAATAATAGTAACAATAATGTGTAATATAGGAGAAAAAATATGGCACAATCAATAACAAATGCTTTTGTTACTCTATTTGATGCTGAAGTTAAACAGGCTTACCAATCAGAAAGTGTATTGCGACAGGCTGTTAGATTAAGATCTGGAGTACAAGGGCAAACTTACAAGTTTAATAAACTTGGTAAGGGATCTGCTACTGCAAGAATACCTCAAACTGATGTTACTCCTTTAAATGTAACATACAGCCAGGTAACTGCAACTATGTCAGATTACAATGCTGCTGAATACAGCGATATTTTTCATCAAGCAAAAGTTAATTTTGATGAAAGATCAGAGCTTGTTCAAGTAGTATCAAAAGCAATCGGTAGAAGAATAGACCAATTAGTCATAGATGCTCTTAATGGTGCGTCTGGTGCATCAACAGTTGCAAAAACTGTTGTTACATCTGGTTCTGCTGCATCATCAAACTTGAATGTTGGAAAGTTAATAGCTGCGAAAAAAGCTCTTGACGCAAAAAATGTTCCTTTCGATGATCGTTGCATAGCTGTTCATGCTAACAATTTAGCTGGACTTCTAGGTGATGAAAGAGCAGTAAGTGGTGACTTTGCATCTATCAAAGCTCTTGTTTCTGGTGAGATCAATACTTTCATGGGAATGAAATTTATTGTTCTTGGCGACAGAGATGAAGGTGGTCTACCATTAACATCAAACGACAGAAGTGTTTTTGCGTTCCACAGATCAGCAATAGGTATGGCTGAAAACATGGCACAAAAAACAGAGATTAACTATGTTCCGGAAAAAACTTCGTTCCTAGTTAATTCAATGTTTAGTGCCGGTGCAGTATCTATAGATGATGAAGGTATCGTAAAAGTAACTTGTGACGAAAGCTAATAGAGGAGGATATAATTATGGCTTATGATAAAACAAACCTACAACCGATAGGTGGACAAAGTAAAGCTGGTATTGCTCCTCAAATGTGGAGTTACACAGCTCCTGGATCTGATACTTTAGCTGACATTAATACATCTGGATATTTTAATAGTGCATCCGATGTTTTAAAAGTTGGTGATCTTATTCACATCTGGGATAGTTCTGTACCTACTTCAAGTTTGGTAACTGTGTTATCGAATGCGAGTGGTGTAGTTGATGTATCTGATGGAACAGCTCTATCAGTTGCTGACGCAGACTAATAATAGAATAGAGGAGGCCCTTATGGGCCTCTTCTACAATTAGGAATTTTTATATGGCAAGTGGTGATACAAATATAACAATCTGCAACCAGGCATTAAATTTGCTGGGAGCTGATACAATAAGTTCATTTAGCGATACATCTAATGATGCTGCTGCTGTATGTAATAATATTTACGAAACTGTTAAAAGACAAACTCTGTCAATGTACCCTTGGAGTTTTGCTCTAACAAAATTACAATTAACTAAATCTGGAACATCACCAATAGGTGAGTGGGATAATAGATTTGATTTGCCTTCAACAGCTGTAGCTGGTCAAGCATTTCAAGTTTATAATTCAAAAGCAAATTTAGCTGTACCAATAACAAGTTACGAATTACAATACACTTCTTCTGGCCCAGCTATTTATACAAACGAAGAAACAATTTTTATTGATTATATTACAAGTGCAATTACAGAAGGTTTGATGCCTTCATATTTTGTACAACTACTTGTTTATATGATGGCCTGGCATTTAGCTGAACCGGTAACTGATCAAATAACAAAAGCAGATTATTGGAAAGTTGTAGCATTAGGTACACCATCTGAAAATGGCAGAGGTGGATATTTTAGATCAGCAAGTAATGCTGATGGCAGAGGCAAACCTAGCTATGCTATCCATGAATTTCCATTAACAGATGTTAGATAATGAGCAGAGCTGTATCTATACAAACAAATTTTACTACAGGGGAAATAGATCCTTTATTAAAATCTAGAATAGATATTGATCAATATTATAATTCTTTAGAACAAGCTCGTAATGTAGTTATTCAGCCACAAGGTGGTATTACTCGTAGACCAGGACTACAATACATTTCAACAATACCTTCTGCTGCTAATCCACAAAATGGATGTAGATTAGTTCCTTTTGAATTTTCAACTACACAAAGTTATATGTTGTTATTTGTACATAATAGAATGTACATTTACAAAGATAAAGTTTTACAAACAAACATTAATGGAACCGGTAATGATTATCTTGTTACTGCTATTGGATCTTCTAATTTATCAACTATTGATTATGCTCAATCAGCAGATACATTAATTGTTGTCCAGGAGGACATGGCCCCTAAACAAATTAAAAGAGGAGCTAGTCATAC